GCCGAATTTTGTCGAATGGGAAAATTATTTTTTCAGGTCATAAACACCAGTATTATCAAGGGTTGCCCAAACGCGAATCATGTCCTCGGTAAGGTCAAGCACGCCATCGCCTTTACCATGCAAATACCCCTTGTGGACTAATTTTGCGATAAGAGGTTTCCAGCAATCGGGCAAGTCCTCATAATATTTGTACCTCACTTCGATTTCCTCCTTCGTCTGCATCGCATCTTTTATGCGCGGCAATAGATTTTCCAAGAAAGCATCCCTGGTATTCCCACCAAAGAAAGCCGTCCCAGGGCAGGTCTTTGCGCTCTTTGCTGGATGATAATCGCCCAGCGCCTGTCCTTTTGCTGTCCACCATGCGTGATAAGTAATTGCCGTTTCCGGCTCCAATCCAAACACCTTACACAGCACGGCAGTCAAGGTAATAATCGCATTCGCCTGTTCGGCGGTCATCTTGTCATGCCCTTTATCAAAATTGCCGAAATTCTCAATGCAAATCGCGCCTTTATTTGCCCCAACAATCCCAGCAGGGTCTTTCTCTAGGCTTCTGCCGGTGACAATCAGCCCATCCGGGAACACAGTAAAATGCTGTGCAATATCAGCAAAACCACGTGCCAAATGACTTTGCCGCATGGATGCCTGTCTGGTAAAATGGTTTTTCCCGTCAAAATGCCGATATTCCGGCGACCAGGTATGATGCAGCTGCACCAGCCGGATTTTCCGTTTGGGCATACGCCCCGTTAAAAAAGATTCCGCTTCATCTGGTCGAAACATCAAAAAGCCGTTATTTACCATCATCATGTCCACCGCCTAACTGCTTTGCCACCTGATGCACACCCGTTGCAGCCAACCCAGACACAATCCCAACCGCCACAGCAGAAATATAATCTGTCGCTGCAAAGTCCGGCATGATATACATCGCGGCAACACCCAGCACCGCACCTGCAATACCGCATACAATGGGCAGCCATTTATTATCCACCGCAGTTGCCTTTACAATCTGTGCAATCAGATAACAGATAACTGTAATTGCCGGAATTGCTATAAACCCTAAATTCTCCATACGCATCATATTCCTTTCGTTCACGCTGTTGCTATCTGAACGGTTTGTCAACATAAATTTACAAGACACAAAAAGATTAAATCATTCGCCTTTGCAAGGCTTAAAAACATATTGTATATCATAATTTCCAATCAATTGCTGCACGTGTCTTGCGGGACATATTTTTCTTTTATCTTAAAAAAATTTATCAACTGCTGTTAATGTCCCTATATATGGTGGAGCCGAGGAGAATTGAACTCCTGTCCGAAATTTTTACATATCCAAAACATTTTTACGCAATAGACGTAGTTTCAGTATTGCCTTTGCAGGCGGGTACTTGCGATACCGTCAAATCTTTCCCAGGACGTACCGAATCGGTACATCTCCACCACCTTGTCTTTTTTTCACAGAAGCACAAGGAAAAACTGCAATTCACCGGATGATTCTTTTACCGCAGACGTTTACCCATATCCGGTTGGTACGCCGTTTTGGAAATCCTGCCGTCAGCCTCAGGCGGCAACCCTTTCAGCCATTAATGCGGCAAATGCAGGGTGGATCATTACAATAGATTCTGTATTGTCATTTCATTTTTTGGTTAAGCCTTGAGGCGGCTTATTCCTGCGTGTTTTGGACTTTCAAAACCCCGTCGAAACCTTTACGACCCCATATAAAGTTTTCAAAGTGCCGGAAGAAATATAGCGCTGTTCCTTAATTTTATTCGCTACTATTGATCGCGAACATACCAATAATTGTAGCTATAAGTTTTTGCTGTGTGTAATCAGCCTGATAGAATGATTACACCCTTTGGTATCATTAATTTTATTCGTTGCTATAATCATAGTATACCAGCACTTTATCACCATGTCAATAGAAATGGACAAAATATTTTATTTTTTCTCAGCCCCACATAACAGGCGAAGTTTTCCGGGATCGTTGGATTTTACAGCATCTTTCAAATTATCACCCGGTCGAAAGACAACCACCTGATAATCATCCATCTGTTTCTGTTCTCTGGTGTGGATATCCCGCACAAGACAGCCCTTTCTGGTTTTCACTTCAAATGTGCCAAATCCTCTGATTGTTACCTTTTCACCCTGCGCCAATGCCTCTGCAATGACGCGAAACACATCGTTGATCACTGCACCAGCCTGATTTTTATAGTAATCCATTTCAGACAGGGCATCAATAAGATCATTCTTAATCACATAATCACTCCTCTTTTGATGCGTAAATACTCTTACAGCATATGGTTAACATCTGCATATCCATCATTTGCACTTCAAATGATATGCGGCATCAACACCATCCTCACGGGAAACAATCAACATCGTTTGTTCTGGATCTGCATAAAGCCGCCTGTCATTTGCGTAATCATCTACGCCGCATAACGCGCCGCAAATCATCGCTGTGACGCCAAGTTGTTCAAAACTCTCACGATGGTGCTTATCCCCAAGCAAAATATAATCCACATCATGCCCACATTTTTTATGTAGTAGGGTTGAAAGCAGCGTCGGTGATTTTTTCACGCCATCCAAATCTCCATGTGAAGCGCAGAATCCATATCCAAGAACATCAAACAGCAAAAACTCATGCTCAAAATCGTTTACAATAAAGATATTCTCATATGTACCAAGCCTTTGTTTCAGCCACCACGGAATAATACGCTCCATATTATCAGCATGAATACTGTCTTTTTTGCTTTGCACTGACCGGGCATGATTTCCATATGTCATATATACATATGTCTGCTCGACAGAACTGCTCAGATATTCAATCATCTGTGCCAAAATCTCAGCGGACTGCATAATCTGATCACATACAAGCTCTTCAGAGGCAACCCGTGCGCTTATGTGTGTACAGCCATGAATCAGATCGCCGAGCACAACAATATGAAGTTTTGCGCACTGATGAAACGCAATCCGTTTTGCCGCATTTTCTGCGATATGACGCACACGCGCTTTACAGATTTCTGTGTTGTATCGATTCCAGATATTATCTGTTGTCATGCCATAGTGCCAATCTGTTAAAACAAGGATTGCTTCATGATCCGTCAGGGCAGCAGCAGCAGATTTCTCATATTCAATCCTGCCAACTGTGTCAGATAACCGCTCTGCTGCGTCAACAAGACGATTTTCCAGATTTTCTGTCCGTCCAATGTGGTCAACCAGTTTATTGAACTCGCGCCGCTGATCGGAAAACCGTTTGGCTTCTTTTCTTGCTTCAGCAATTTTAATATCAAGCTCTCCCAGATATTTTTCTTTTTTGTCCTCTGCCGCATATTTCCGTTTGTAATACTGTGCAACAGCATAACCGGAGTACGGCGTAACAGATGCTGCTTTTCGCAGGCTGTCCCGGTGACAATCTAATTGGGTTGCTTCTACAATATCTTCCCAATCCAAATCGCCCGGTCGCTGTTCTATCTTTGTTTCAATCAGACGAAGCCCATATTCATAAAGGGCTTCACCTTCTTTTCTCTCATACTTGGGATTCAAAGAAACGCTTCACCTCTCTTCCAGCGGCGGCAGGCTGGTTTGCCGCTCAATGGTCAGTGTGACATTGGATACACCTGACCATCGGTTTAAAATCTCATAGATGTTGTAAGTATTCACGCTGTTTTCATGGAACTCTGTTATCGTTCCATCATCTATATCAATTGTCGCGTTGGAATATCGTTCACATATCATGTTAGACGCCATGACACACCGCCAGTCTGTCCGTGTTCCTCAATGACATGACGTGTTCGGATATCTTTCAGCGCACAAATGATTTCTGCTGACTCCACACAAAAGTAATGTTTTCTTTTGGAATCCTGACGCATCGTCCGCGGATAACAGTAATAATGTGGGTATTCATGCGGTGGGAACTGTTTGGCAAGCAGATCTTTTTCCTGCCGGGTAATTTGAATCACAAAACCTCATCCTTTTTTCTATCAATTTGGGGATTGATTTTATCCGTCACTTCCCCTTCATAATTAGACCACAAAAGCCAAGCCTGTAACCGCCGAATTTGCCCGGCGGTTAATCATGGTCAAATCAGAATTTTTCTGCCGAAAAGCAGTCATTTATGTTTGTATTTGCTGGGTTCGTCATCTCTTTGCGAAACCTGAATCCATAAATTTCAATGTTTCCCGCTATATTCTCACCCTCCACCAGCAATGGAATCGGCGTCCGGCTCTGTTCAATCAAATCCAGAAAATCTTGATTGGGCAAAGAGAACAGCGCATAAAACAGCGTCCGTGAAATATCCCTGTTTGCCGGGTCTTCAATTGCCAGCAAAAGGCGATACGCGGTATGACGGTTCAGTCTGAGCTTTTCAATATAGCGAAGATATTCCTGCCGAATCTCGTTGACCAGGATTGCCTTGCCATAATCATCAAGACCGTCATCTGTTCCATTCCAAACCATCTGAATCTTTGACCGCATATCCCGCACAATCCCCAAAATGCGGTCTACCTGTGGATATTTTACCGAACGAATAGAATGTTCTTCTTTTGGAAGCAGCAGTGCGGAAAACGGCATATATCCCCGACGCGCATGATTCATACGGAATGTGTTAAGACTATGCTGCAAATAGTCCATTGTGGTATCATGAAACTGATAATTTTTCTTTTTACTGTCATAATACCCTTTCATTCTGGCAATCCTCCCAAAGAAGTTAGGCTTAATCTGCCGGTCATTCTGATCCCTTGTTTCATATTTTTTTCGCAGCCTTTTGATTTCTGCCACGCTGTCTACCGCATATTCCCGCTTGGCTTTGTCGATTTCGAGATTAGAAAGAACATCCAACTGAGCGATTTCACAGTATAATTCCTCCACCTCAGAGAAATTTGCACCATTGTTCAGCGCATCCCAAAGTTTTGTATTCAATTCCTGCGAAAGATTTACGATTTCACCAATTTTATTCACTGACGTTTTGATATCTAAATCAGCCTGATCCGCGCAGGTATAATGCCGGACAATCTTTTGGGCATCAACCAAGCTGGTCGGCACAAAAAAACGACAATAATTTCTTTTTGCAGCTTCAATTAAAATAGGGTTGTCAGTTAAAAGTACAGTATCGCTATCAAACCTTCATACCCTCGGTTTCCCGATATTTATTAGGGGAGTAGATCATCTCATTTGTCCTTCACACAAAAAGGGCAGACTGGCGCTTCCCATACCGAAGTTTCATCGGTATAGTACCTGGTCTAAGCATATCACGATGTGGGTTAGCTCTTTTCCAGTGATCGTTACACCTTCCATTGACTTTCGCCAATGGCTTGGCACGGTATTTTCATGCAAACAACAAGATCTGAATTTAAATTCTTTTGAAACGGAATCCTTTATACGGCTTATTTAATGTGCAACAATCGCAATACGTTCACATAGACTGCGGATTTTCTGCACAAATCCATACTTATCCTTTAGATACACAGCGCAATCTTTTATACAGGAAAATTTCTTAATCAGGCACATATTGCTATCATATAATTCAATAGCCACAGCCCTGCCATTTTTGCCGCCATGTCTTGCTAATAACTCCAACGCCTTTTCTGGATGGGTGCAATAGTAATCATGTAAAGCCGTATTCCCATAGTTGGGATTGTTTTTACCCAATAAATTGCGCGTACAAAAATGACGACCTTCTCTTATTGCCTGATAAACATTTTCCCTGTGATTGATCCATTCTAAATTTTCAACACAGTTATTTTCTCTATTTGAATCAATATGGTTTACTTCATCGTAGCCATATGGATTATCAATAAATGCTTCTGCAACAATCCGATGTACACGCTTTGTTGAATGTTTCCCATTTCTGCACAATTTGCACTGCCTGTATCCATCTTCATTAAGAACTGGACAAATCATCTTTGCCCGAATGTGTGTAACCACACCATCAGATCGTACAATATTTCTTTCAAGGCTTCTTATGTTTCCAAGAGAACTCACTTCATATAATCCTTCATATCCAACAACAGGTTTCCATTCTTCCACAATCTCACCCCCTTTCTCATATTAAGATATAGATCGTGTTGTTTGTTTAGATTTCTTCCGTTAGCCCGACTGCATCGGACACCCTGCATTTACAGGTTCACCAATCTTTTGTCATAAACATTACTGTTTAAGGCGGACTTTGTTTTGGTCAATCCGCACCTGATAAGCGAAACAGATTATTTTCCTGAATACTGTTGATACAAACAATCTCATTGGAAAGGTTGAAAAAACGCTCAATTTCAGGATTCTCACGGTTTTTTGTTAACAAGATATTCCCCATGGTAATATGTGGACTGCGTGAACCAAGAATGGTCTGATTGAAACGAAAACGCTTGCTGTAAATATAACCTATTCCAATTTGGCTTGTGTCATCAAATCTTCCAATAGATGCATACAACATTTCCATTGGATTGCCCAACAAAGTGGAATAGTTGCCATCAACCAGGATATGACCGCGGCGAATGTCTTTTTTGAACGCTTTGCTTACATCACGCCTGAAATCCTCATACAGCCGGGTTTTTGCAAATTTATCTGTAACCCCCAACATCTGATACACAATATCTTTTGTCGTCGGTGCGGCATGGACAGGTTTGTCAGCGCCGCAATAACGAATATGATAACGGAGCACCGCCGGATCAGTCTGAATCATCCGCAGATAATCCAGTGATGGTTTTACCAAAGAATCAACCTCCTGCTGTGTCATCTGCAAAGTGTTCAGCAATTGGTAATGGGTCTGTACCATACGACCGCCAAAAAAGTCTGTAGGCTTTTCATATTTCACCACGCCGAAATCGCCATCTTCCTCCAGCAGCTTCAACCATGTTTCCAGCGAGCCGAACTTCATATACTTAATGCTGCTTGGCGTTGTAATGATTTTGATATCACGGATGGATTTTGCAAGCGTGAATCCATTTAACTGGTTCACTTCTGTAATCCCATGTTCTGCGAAAAACGCCTGCATATTGCAGTTAAAACAAGCTGACTTGAAAAAACGCCCTCGCAGCAAAATCATTCCATGTTCGTCATATGCCGCCATAGCGTCTTTGTCAATCAGCGACTGCCCATCCCAAATGCTGTTTTCCACAATGGCATCTTCCGGCTTTGAATGCAGCCATCCATCATCTCCGGCACGGGTAGCAATCACACGATCGCGAAATTTGCTGGTATAATCATCAATCACCAGAAAGTTTTCCGGGCGCAGGGAGATTGTACCGATAATGCTGCTTAATGTTAAAGCGATATATGCTTCAAACCCTGCCAAATCCAGTTCCTGCCCGTCACGGATGCGCAGTCCACATAATTCCCATTTGTGCATACGGGGATAAAGCCGTTCATCAATAAACAAGCATTTGCCTGTCCGACCGCTGCCAGCCGAACGCTTGAACCGCCGAAAATGTATACCGTCACATACAAATCCATCCTGATATAGCCGTTCCCGCAACTGCGCCGCTGTAAAAATCACTTTCATATTTTTACACGGCTTGTATACGCCGTCCTCAAATATAAACAATCCCTCTAAAACCGCAGGTTCTACAGGCCGTTCCACTGGATGATCAATCCGAACCGCAATCAGTTTACCGTTTTTGATACAAATATTGTCTGTCAGATCGACATCATCCGGCAAATAACCATATCGGATATACGTCTTGTCAAAAAATCGATTGAACTGTTTAATATTGTATTTGAATGTTACATTGATCACACACCGGCAATATTCTTTCCCCCGTTTTGAGAATGTAAAATCCATCCTGCGGTAAACTTTTTCATACACCTCACGCATTTTGATGAGATCCAAACTATAATCCAGCGTGTTGACAAACCGCTTTGTATTGAACTCGCCGCGATGATCACCACGGCAATATCGTACCGTATATCCTGTGCAATGGTCATTTGAATTGTTGGATAAAAACAAATCTTTCGCGTCTGTTGACACGATATACACTGCGTTATTGATAAGGCTTCCCTCCAGTCTTCACGCGAATCAAATCGTCATACCAGAAAAGCCATTTGGGTTGTTCTGCCAATTCAATCATAGCTGAAAAGCCGTCTTTACACTTCCGATGCAAGTGAACCGTAAACGTCTTTCCTCTGGATGATTCTACAAATGAACGATATTCCTCTGTCAAACGGGTATAATCTTTACGATTCATGATACGGTCAACATTTAGCTGTACACGCTCACCTTCATGAAGCGGATTTTGTGTATCCTGCATCAGTTTGTATGCGACATGACTTCGTATCCTTTTTTTGCATTTCTCCAATGTTCTGCGTTGTTCACGATTCATGGATCACCGTCCTCCTTATCATCATAATCATCAATCATTTTTTGATATGCCTGTACATTTTCGATTAAAACACAGGTATAAAATCGTTCATTCTCTTCTGATCCATCAGCGGGCGTATAGTCCGGGCAATGCCCGGCGCATTCACTGCCGCACTGGTCTTCCCAAATACATTTTTTTGTGTCCATATTCCACCTCCTTTTTTTTGCACTATCGCCGCCGCGCCATTTACGCTTAAATCTTCCAAACGTTTCTGTCCTGCTGGTTCAAGTTATATGTTTGATGCTGCGTTCTTCTCATTAATTTTATTCGTTATTATTGAAAAAGAAAGATTTGCCAAATGGCAGATGATTTTTTCTCCACGCGGCAAGGTCACTTCTTACAGTAAGATATTTCCTAATAATATCAAGCCCACAGCAGACCAAATCGCAATACGGTTTTGAACCATCATCATAGTGAGTAATTGCCGTCAGAACATCGTTTGCTGTCAGGATTTTCGGCACATACGCAAACATATTCGGTATATCTCCCATTTTTTTCCATCAGGCGAATGTTGTCCGCACAGGTTTTTATCTGGCTCTTTGCCAGCGTCAGCATGGTCATTGGATCAATGCCATACAGCGCGGCAGCATCATGATAAATTTGAACTTCCGCTTTCAGTTGTTCACATCGGTCTTTCAGCTCTTTCACAGCATTATTATTTTCAGTCATACGCACCATTTCTTTCTTTTCTAATTTCATCTCTTGTCTGCCGGCGCAATTTTCGTTTCGCCTCCCGCTTGTCACTGTTCAACCGAACCTGCCCAATATACGCACTTCATTATGTCTGCTGCCGCCATAGTACACTTCCGGATTGATAAACAGACAATTGTGTTTGCCGCCGATCTCTGCACATGGCACATAATGAACCGCATTTGAAATTCCATTCGCGGTTTCAAATACCGGGTCAAGTAAAAGTGATTTCAGTCTGTATGCCTGTGAACGTCCATACCCGATCATTTCAGACAAGTCGCTTAAAGATATTGGGTTTATTTTCGTCAAGTTTCTCTCGCAAGGATTAAAACATACAATGTTATACTCCCGATTGACAAACGGCATAATTCTGAAAAGATAACTGCGTTTGTTCGCTGATACGCCATCTGAAAAATTGCACAGCGCTCTTATCCCGTTCCGATACAGCCTGGTGATTATTTTGTTTTCCTGGGACAGCATCGCTTGCTCTACACGATTCTGGCGTCCACGAAATGCGATTTTAGGATTTATCCTGATATCCTTCCCAAATGTCATAACATCGGCAGACTTCAACTCTTTTATTATCATACGCAACGTACCATATCCGACATGAAGGATATCCTGCATCATAGCCGTTGTCATTCTATCCCCGTTATCACAGACCAACACACCCTCATAGTCCATATAAGCAGACAGCAGGATCAGCCTGGTCAGCGTCGCACATTTTAACCCCTGAAGCATAAGTTCCGACGTGCCGCACACAATCCAGGTGAAATCACCATAATCCCTGAAGTTTTCATGTATGTCCGCATCGTCATATTTCGTATCGTCATACAGGCATATACTGGCGGTTGTCGCATCAACAAAGTCCTGTTCCTTGTTCTCTGCCGCATCTTTTACGACAGACGAAACATAAAGCAAATTTTCCGCTCTTGTCATTGCGACATACAGCAACCTCTTTTCTTCACTGGTATTTTTATTGTTTGGGTTTGGGAACAGACCGTTATTCAAGCCAACAACAAAGATAACTGGAAATTCCAATCCTTTCGCCTTGTGGATCGTCAAAAGATGCACCGTATTTTCCACATCCTGATGATGCTCTATCGTTGACTGCACATCATCCAGGAACTGGTTGATACCCGAATAATCAGATGCCATATGCTCAAGACGATCTAAATTTTCAATTGCATCTGCATCATAGTCCACACTGTCAGTCACAAACTGATCGATTCCATATGATTTCCGCAAATCGCCAATCAAAGCGCCTACTGAACGATAATGCGTATTTCCGCACACCTCTATCAGGGTACGAAGTTTTTTCGCGTGAGGCGGGAATTGTGGATGCACCAGCGCGGCTTCTTCTATCGCCTCAAAGAAAGATATATGCTTGCTGGCTGCAATTTCCTTTGTTTTGGTCAAAAAATACGCGCCTAAATTTCGCCGTGGTCGGCAGTATATATATGCAAACGCGTCATCATCCTTATGATCATCAATCAGGCGCAGATAACAAATCATCAATATTGCTTCTGGTTTCGTAAAAGAGGATATGCCATAAGCTGTAGTATATGGGATATGACTGGCAGACAAGGCGCTGCTGACAGTCTGAATGTACTCGTTTGTTCTGGCAAGGATTGCGATATCTCTATAAGCATACCCTTCATCAATCAGTCTGGTAATTTCATCCCTCACAAATTCAGCCTCGTCCGTTTCTGACGCACATGGTCGATACACCGCGTCTTGTGACAGCGGTCTGTCCGCTTCACTTTTTACGCAGTATTTGCGGTCTTCCGCGGGGATACATTCTGCAAAACGATTTGCCGCATCGACAATATTCTGGCTGCATCTGTAATTTGTATGAAGGTGCATGACTACGGCACCAGACCAGTCATCTGCAAAATTCATCATGAATCTACTGTCGCCGCCCCGCCACTGATAGATATTTTGCAGCGGGTCGCCAACAACAAATAGATTTTTATGTTTTTGGCAAATCATCCGTAAAAGCGCATACTGCAAGGCGCTGATATCCTGCATTTCATCCACCAGGACAAATTCATACTTATCCTGCCAAATCTCGCGGGCATGGCTGTCATTTTGCAGGATTTTAAGTGCATTAATTAATAAATCGTCAAAATCAAAGCAGTGAGAAGCGCCTTTATACCGCTCATAAGCATAGTATACAGCCCCCTCCACAGTATTGGGATCTGGTGTATCCATCCTGTTTTTGAAAGCCGAGATCTGCTGGAAATAGTAAGACGCGTCATATCCGTTGTCTTTCCTGATTTGAGGGAACCCGGACAAAACGTGATTGATGATTTTCATCCTTTCCGCGTCATCTTTCAAAAGACGATATTTCTTTCCCCCGCAGTCCCGTATGATTTTCCATCCAAGCGCATGAAACGTCGTAACCTCCACATCCGTGCCATGCCACGACATTCGCCGCACAAGGCGGCTTTGCAATTCCTCCTTGGTCTTGCGGCTGAATGTAACCACCAAGATTTTCTCCGGCGGAATACCGCGATTCCGAATCAGGTTTTCAACGCGGTTTACAATGACTGTTGTCTTCCCACTGCCGGCAGAAGCGACTACTTCACAGCATCCTTTGTAGAACCGCACAGCTTCCTCCTGCTCCTTGCTGAGATTGATTTGCACCACATTGGCTCCTTTCTATATGATAACATTTTTATATGATATTTTCTTGATTTTCACAGATCCTTACAGCGTTTTTCAGCAAACCTTTTAAAAATCGGGGGTTCAAAAGTGACCCTAACCCACGAGGATATTCAAGTTGTGTATTAACTCTTAATACCAGTAACTAACAATCTAGAACAGTCTTATCTGTAACAAACTACCTTTGCCGCAAGTTCCTCAGACCTTTGACCGTACAGAAAAAAACTGATAGTTTATCACCAGAACCCGGTTGGCTAGCCGTACACGTTGTACGCCATGGTGAAAGAAAAAAAGAAAAGGAAAAAGCGTTTCCATCTATTTCCGTTCCAGCGTTTCCAGCAGGTCAATCGAAACCGCATGATAGGCTTTCTTTTCCTCTTCATCAGCAATACCAATGTAACGCATAGTAATGAGAGCTGACGAATGACCAAAAAGCCTTTGAAGAAATACAATATCATGGTTATTCTGGTAGTGGAAATATCCAAAGGTTTTACGCAGCGTATGTGTCCCAATGTTCTGCCTTAAACCGCAGGCTTTGGCAGCTTTTTTGAGTACCTTACGAAATGTATCCACCTGAATATGTCCGCCCTCACGTGAGGAAAAAAGAAATTTATCTGGACAAATCGCAAAGGACTTGACAGGGAAAAACCAATTAAGCGCCTTAAAACAAGCCGCATTAAGGTATAGCCCACGATGTTTATGCACTTTCTGCTGATAGACAGCCATCTTATCTGTCGTATCAGTGAAATCATCAGCAATATATCTGATCTGCCCATCCGGGAAAAAGACATCAGAATACCGCAGCGTCAGAAGCTCGTTTGCCCGAAGCCCAAGGTTAATGCCAAGAATAAATCCTAAAAGATATTTTGGATCTGCATTTTGGTAAAGCCAGCAAGCCATAGCATCCAAATCTTCCTGACGCTTAATCGGAAATACAGTTTGTTCGCCGCCAGCACGGTAATTGGGTTTTCGTTGGGGATCGTCTGGAAAAAGCTGAATTATCTTTGTGTCAGACTGAACGGGTGTAAGTGCAGTGAAATCCCGCTCGAAGAGAGATAATTGCGTGTTCATCAAAATGCCTCCATTTTATTCGTCATTATATCGAAGAAATACGTGCTTTTCACACTATTATTATACCTTATCTACGGCAAAAAGTCAATGCAAACTTTCATTTTATCGCTTATGATTCGACGAGAACAGCGAATTTATTCCTTGCTTAAAAAGATGAATATGGGAGATTGAACGCTGGATATGTTGGCTATCCCAATATAAAATGCTGTCTGGTTTTGTCTAAAGGGCAGGTTTTTACGGCTGTAAGACCGAGTGATGAACCGAATGGATTAGAGGGGTTTTGTGTTGGGGTGAGGGTACTCCTGTCATAAAATAGAATAAGCGGTGATCGGAAATGTAGAGGCTCCCCCTATGCTGCATATGGCTGGCAGTTGATGGCGTTATCCCGTGCAAATACGGGGTTAATTCCGCTTACTCTCCAAAAGCAGAATTGCAGCCGCCGCCGCAAATGACGGCTATGGGCTGATAAAATGGCAGCAGGTACACAGATGATACGGGGACGACCAGCAGCAGGGCGGGCAGCCGCTGACCGGGGCAGGGTTCGACGAATTATGACTTCGGGCAGTAAAACGGTGTGAATCCAATTTATTCCTTACCCTTCTGCTCCGTTTTCCTTTCCCCTTTCTTTTTCTTC